TGAGTAAGCTCTTTAAGAGACACATATTTTTTTGTGTGTCTCCTAAGGGGCTAACTCTCTCAAGCAGCTCTAAATTTCCTATAAGGCTATCAGCTAAAGCTGAAAAAGCAACACCAAAACCTAAAAGATTTAAACCTTTAAATAAGGCTGGAATAATACCTAAAGACCCTAAGGGGACTATGGGATACACTTAGGGTCTTTAAGGGAATCATATCTACTTTATTTAAAAGCTTAAAAAGTTTCCTGTGTTTACAAATCATGAACAAAATAAGGTTAAGGATTAATAGCTTAATAAGTATTACTTTTTGGTATATTTAAACTTACTATTGACTTTTTATATTCCTTGTGCTATGGTTATGCTACATAAATAGATAAGGAGACAGTACTATTAAAAAGCGTAAAAATAAACATGGTAAAAAGTTTAGCTATAACAAAATGTTTGACAAGTATGACTTAGCACATAATTATTCAGATTCTTATAAGTATAAGGGACGTCATGGTGAAGTGGTTCCTCATGAAAGCAATCAAGAAAAACACAAAAAAGAGATCTTTAAGAAAAATGAGAAGATTATTAAAGACAACAATATGGGTTCTTTTTCAGAGTTAAAGGTTTACCAGTTCTTAAAGGATAATCATATTAAATTTACTAATCAGGAAAAGGGAGAACTTAATTGTGTTAACCCTAAGACAGGTAAACGTCTTCCTTACGACTTTGAGATTCCTTTAATTAAGACCGTTATTGAAGTTCAGGGTAAGCAACATTATGAAAAGACTGATGACTTTAATAAAACCGATGAAGATATAGAATATCAGAAATATCGTGACAGCATTAAAAGAAGTTTTGCTAAAAAGAGCGGTTATACAGAAATAGAAATTCCTTATCAGGATGTTATGGGATCTACTGAATATATTAGAACCTTAAATCACTTAGTAGATGCTTATCAAGATAAGCTAAGAGAAGTTAATGGGTTCGACTAGGAATCGTTTTTAAGATAAGGAAAGAGGAATATTAATGAAAAAGCCAAAGAGAGCACCAGTTAAAGTTTATAAAAGCAGATACTATAAGCAATCTCCAATTAGCAAGTTTAAGGAGGTTCTTTATTTATTCAGGAACGATCATACAAATCACATCTATGTTTTAGCATATGATCCAGGAAATGAGTTTGTACAAAAAGTTACACAAGAATATAACTATACGGCTGATTTAAGGTATGCTACTAAAGTAAAGTATGGATTCTTTAAAGAGTTTAGATTAAAGTTTCTTAAGCCAACAAGTACGTATTATAATTTTGACTATTCAGATGACATGGATAGACTTGTTCGCTATAATCCTAAAAGGATAGCATAAAACGATCTTATTCTAAAAAGGGGGAAAGACCTTGTATACCACTAAACAATTTGGCGTTTATTATATAAACTCTAAGATTATGTATTGGTATGAGGCGCTTTGGATATTAGGAAGAGGGTCTATTCGTAGTGTCGCAATGCTTCCTGATAATAGTCAGTTAAGTACCCCTGTATATGGCTATTATGAAACAGATGAAGCAACACATGAGGTTAAATTAAAATACACAGATGACGCCAGTGAATTAAAATGCTGGATTAGCTACATAGCCATACCCGCTGTTTATGCCGTGAAGAGGTCAAAGCGTCCAGATTATAAGTATCAGATAGATTATAAACTTACTGTTAAAGATATTATCAGTATCTTTTTAAATGACTATACAGTTCCTAGCTATAGCAGCAGAAGGCCTATGTACCATAAGAGTCACACTGCTTGGACAAATTCAGGTATTAAGTATAAAAGATTGCTTACTTTTTATAGCAAGGCTAACAGTGAAGACTATAGAATGAGGCATAATAGTAGATACACAAGCTGGCGTAAGAAATATTCAAAGGTGCTTGATTGGGATGGAGTCGCTCACTGCAACTCATCCGGTTGGAAATCACACAAACATCGTCATCAGTGGGAATAATGTGGTATAATTAAGTTAGTTTGCCACAGAAAGCAGGGAAAAGTTTGTCAAAAATTTGGACAAAAGAACGTCTTAATGAGGCGCTTAACTTATTATCACAAGGTAAAACAACAGCAGAGGCTGCTGATGCAATCAACAAAAAATATGGATTAAATGTGTCACATGAGGCTGTTAGAATTAAGGTTAACCGTGCTGGTTTTAGGACTAATGGCGAGCCTAAAAATGATGACCATTCAGAAAATTTGACTTTCTCTAATGATCATGTTATGGCTAATATCAATCAGAACTTTAGGGAACAACGTGAGTTCTCAGATGAAGAACTTTTGAGAATTGCTGGTATTGCACATCCAGAAGATTACCATATCACAAAGATTCGTGGGGGTCAGTGGTCAGTTGTAACAACTAAGCAAGGACGCATGTGGAATTACTCAACTAATGTGACCGCTGAGCATAACCCTATTGATTATAAGAGCTTGTCAGATGCCCTTGAATCCCACGTTAAGCCATTTGAGTTACTTAAGGATAAGAACATTGATCCTTCATACGCCTATAACTACTTAGTTGTTCCAGTGTTTGATACACATTTTAATGGGGAAACTTTGCCATTTTATGAACATGCTCTTGAAATGCAGAAGAAAGTCATTTTAGGCCACCCATATAAGAAGATTGTTATTATTCAGGGTGGCGATGCTGTTCATGTTGATACGGTTAATTCAACAACAACTAAGGGGACTATTCTTGAAACAACTAAGGTAAACAAGATGATTGATGAAGCCCTTAAGTATTTTGAAACACTTATTGGTTGGTGCTTAGACCAAGGGACTAAAGTGGAGTTCATTAGTGTGCCAGGAAACCATGATTATACTTTGTCTTACATGCTTGTTCGCATTCTTAAGCAAGAGTATGCTAATGCTGACATTAAGTGGGATATTGATCTTTATGAGCATTATAAGGCAACACATGTTGGTCACAATATGATTGGCATTACACATGGGGACAAGGGTAAAAAGAACTTTGTGTCTATTTATGCAAGCAAGTTCCCAGAACTTTGGGCACAATCAACAAATAGGGAATTATTTTCAGGTCATTTACATACAGAATTAGATAAAGATTTAGGTGGTATTTTCCAGCGTCAGATCTCTACGTTAAAGCCAAATGAGCTTGACCAATGGAGTAAGGATATTGGTGCTATCTCTAGAAAGACATTTGAACTAGTCGAGTATTCAGAAAACATGGTTGACTCTGTTCATTATATCTATTAGACATCCTACCTCCTAAGTCTATATTATACATGCTTAGGAGGGGAACAATGAGTAAGCAAGAACAGGTTAAAGATGAGTTGCAAAAATTAGGTTGCATTGATGTTAGCAGTGTGTTAAGGTTACTAAATAAAGATATTCAGGAATGGAACCCTAATAAGGTAACTGCTAGTAGCTTTGCAAGTCACCTTATGGCAAAGTACTCACTAAATAAAATTGACTGACTTGATACCTTACTGGGTGAAACTGGTGGGGTAGTAAATGAATAAAATAATGAGGGCTGTATCGGTAAAAGGATCTGGCGCTCTTTTTCATACTAAGGGGAAATTTAGATGACATACAAGATTTATGATAAGCCGGGCTGCGCTAAGTGCCGAATGACAGAACGAAAATTTAAAGTTAAAGGAATACCTTACACACGTAAGACACTCTTAACAGGTGATAATAAAGAGTATACGGATAAGAAATTAGTACAGTTTAAAAAGCAAGGGTTTAATTCATTTCCAATTGTTAAGGTTTATAATGACGATGGTTCTTTAAAGGATTCATGGTGCGACTTAAGAATGGATAAATTAAATGAATATTTAGGTTGACTTTTAGAAATTATTGTGCTATTATAGTTCTTGTAGATGAGGGAAATTGCTAGATAGGTAAATTAATGAAACACCCTTAGGCTCTTAGATTTACACGTGTAGGACCTACAACGAGTACATGTGGGAAGAGACTAAGGTAAAAATGTAGCTAGTGGTTAGTTTAGCAATTGAACAAAATTCTACCCTCCTTTCTTGATACGAGAAGACCCCCTAGATTAATTTCTAGAGGGTCTTTTTGTTTATTCAAATATGTTACCAGATTCTTTTAATCTGTTAACAATGTCAGGGTTATCAGGCTTCATACGTGTATCAAGGTCAGTATAGGAGAAATCATAGGAGTCCTCACTATAGACCTGCTTACGGATGTAATCAAGCGCTTCAAGGCAGATGACGCTTGCCTGGGCGTAATGATCCCCTCCTCTGCGGCCTATTACCTGTCTAAAGCTACCATCGTCTTGCTCATCATCTCTAATGAACACATTTTGCCAGTGCTTGATGTATGTTTCTAGTTCTTCATCATCTTGTTCCCAGAAGCCAATCATGCCACGTTTCATAAGGTCAATGAAGCGCTTATTTTGTGTTAGCTTGTCCATTGTGGCTGTGTTAGTAGTATCACTCCAAGTTGTTTCAAACTTGCCTGAGGCGGCGTATAATCCTGCTGTGGGGTTAGAGCTATACTTACCACCATAGACCTTATCTTGGCCATATATTTCCATTAAGGCATGTATCTTTTCACCAGCATCACCGACATCGGCAATGATGATGTCAGGGTCATAGTTTCTTAACTTAAGCTTTATGGCCATAATATCGGAGCCAGACCCAACAACATTTGTGGCACCTACAGCTTTGACTTCAAAGACATTTAACATATCATAGGCACCATTAGCACGCATACCCATGACAACACAGTGATGGTATTGTTCCAATTTATACCCCTAGTTTCCTAGTATTTATTAAGGGTTTAGACTATATCCTGAGCCAGTATTTAGGTACTGGTTCCTCTGCTTTACTTCCTAAGGGATACTTAGGTTTTCTTGTCTGGTTATAGCTATACTCATTTATATAGCTACCCAGAATCTTAGTCGTTCGACCTTTACAAGCATATAATGCTTGATTTAGTACGGTGGTTAACTCTATCCTACTTAAGGACTTAGCCTTTCTTATCAGGATATTCGTGTACTTTCATACCTTATTTCTCCTATGCCCGTTTAACAGAGTTTAAAGACCACAGCAATAGTTTATGGTCTATGTGAGAAGGCTTTTGAGCTGATGTTATCTCCATAGTTAGGCACAGAAAAGGTGAACTTTTGCTGGCCGTTTTTAATTCTATGGTTTCTAAGCA